GTCTTATTTGTTAATGTATCAGTAGTGGCTCTACCTACGACTGTATCTGTGGCATTTGGAAATGTTAAACTATAAAGAGTTGTACCATTCCCTAATAATGTATATAATTCATTAAAGTTATCGTTTGCTATATCACCGCCGGCTCGTATAGTTGAACCTGTACCGTCATCAGCGATTGTTCCGATATTAATTGTTTGTTTTGCCATTGATTCTCTCTAAACTTTTCTAATATTTATACATTAATTGTTAAAATGTTTGGTCAAAAGTTAAACTAGTTGTGTCAAATGTACTTGTTGATCTGTCAAATGTTAAACCAGGTAATGTTGCTTTAATTTCTGATGGCCAAGTAATGTAAGTCTTTAGATTATCATTATTCAAATCTCTTATTTGAGCAACTTCACCATTTAGACTTGTACTATTTAATCCGATTAATCTATGATTAGCCAGATTTTCTAAAGTCAAAGGTTGTACTAAACTTGTTGTACCTGGACCACCAGCTGTAAATGCGCCTGATTGTACATTTGGGTGACCTCCACCAAACATACTTGTAAACGCTGAGTCATCATCATTTAATGATAATGATTTCATACGAGGACCAGCATAAGCGTAACCAAATTTTAATTCATCACCACGTACATCTATTTTCACTATACTTGGGAAAGATATTTTCATCTTTCTTGTTAAAGTTAAATCTCTTGTATTTGGCGTAAAGTGTTCACTTGTTGAATCATCAAAATCTGGATCAACACCTAATTCAGGATTTGCTCTTAATGTTGTACCATCATCTTCTGTACCTAATCTTCTACCAAAGATAGTTGAGAATAAAGTATTGATGATTAACGCTGGACCAGAGTAATCTATACCTGTGTTGATACCTGTAATACTTTGTATTTGAGCACTAACCTGTGTTGCAATATCAACTTGTCCTGTAATATAGAAACCAGCAGTGTGTACTGTTTTCTTAAATGAATCTCTCCAGTCATTAATTGTACGACCAACTTTGATAACATAAGAAAAATCTTGGTAGTATAAACTATCTTGTATTCTCATTGAGTCTTCAGAAACGTGACCATCTTGGTTAATATATGTTCCGTCTGTATCAATAACTGAACCAACTGTAACACTTGCTGTTGATAAATCATTTTTCTCAACAGTAGCAGTTGCACCACCATCTGCTGTTAATGAACTATTTTCAGCAAAGGTTCCTGATGGACTTGAAACTTTTAACACACCTGTATTAGCGTTATAAGATACGACTGTCGCTGTAACTGCTGTTGAACTTATATCAACACCTGTCACTGTTTCACCAATTGTAAATGAACCTGATAGATTTGAAATAATTAAATAACTTGGTAAAGATAATGTTGGTGGTGTTGGTGACGCTTCATATCCTGCGCCTGATTCAACTATCTTTAGTCCTAATACTCTACCAATCTCTGAACCATAAGCATAAACAACAGCTCCAGCACCATTTGTATCATCTACTTCAACTGTTGGTAATGATTGATAGTTATTTCCGTTTGATATAATTCTTATATCTGTAATTTCGCCTGAACCTGTACCACTTTCTTGTACAATTTTATTTCCTGTGTATGGATCGCCTCTTGTTGTTTCATCTTCTAATACAATATGATCTTCCGTAGTTGATGTAGAAGTTTCTTGCGTTAGACCACCATTAACAACTGATACTTTCGCTCTCGCTGATCCACCACCTGTACCTGTATTTGTAAAATTAATGTCATCACCAATCTCATAACCAGAACCAGGATTGTCAATAATAAATTCTGTTACTCCACCTCGACCAATTGCGTTAACTTGTACAATGGCACCTTGACCACCACCAGTGATTGTTATTGAATCTGTTTCACTATATAAACTTCCGTCATTTGATATTGTAACAACTGATGGTAATCCTGTTACAGTAGCTTTAATAAAAATATCATCATCATCTGATGCTGTACCTCTAATTACTTCACTTGTAGAAAAAGTACCTACAATAGTTTCTTCGTTTAATATTATTTCTGATACTTCGTTTGCACCAATTTGAAACTTAAATACGTTTTCTACAATCGCAGTTGCTTCAGAAGTTTCTCCTTCAATTGAACGACCAATTAAATCTGCAGTATCGCCAGTTGTACCAATTGCTCTTAAAATCTTTTTAGTATCCCACTTACCATCAGAAACTCTTAATACTTGTTCTCTTGGATAAATTGTTTCTGATTCTAATCCAAAGAGTAATCTAAAAAATAATTCGTGTCCTCTATTAGTACCTTTTGCTCTATAAAGTGATTTTACATTTTTAATAAGTTTTCTTTTATCAACCCCATTACTTAATGTTTCAGGTAATGTGTTAAGAAATTCATTTCTAAATTTTGTAAGAAAGTTAGAAATCACTTTATCAGGATCTCTAAAATTTAATAACTCTTGTATATTAGTTACAGGATTTGGTTTGTAGTTATTAATAATCGCTGTTGCGTTTGAACTAGCGCCAACTACTGATTCACCATTTATAAACTTATCTTGCGCTGAAATAAAAAGTCTATTGTTATCTAAATCTTCACCAAGTACAGTTGCTGTTGCGTTTGATGTTTGACCTGTAATCGTTTCCCCTCTTGTAAATTTACCAAAGGCAGAACTTTCTAAAAGTATTTTATCACCTGCATCGAGTTGTGTTCTATCTGTATCAATACGAGAACCATCTAATATTAATTCATTCTCTTGTGCTGTTTCTGTTTCTAATTGAATACCATCTGTAGTTTGAATTGAAGTTACACCTAACTCCGCTGATTCCATAAACGTGTAATACGTTTTGATAAACTCTAAAAATTTAGGGTGTTGTTCTAATACGAACTCTGGAACCTGTTGATTAATCAGGTTTGATATTTTATCGGTGAACTTTGCCATTAGTAGTTAGATGTTGTTGTGTATCCAATACCAGCATCAGCAGAGCCACCAACAAAGGTATCTGCCTCTACTGTGATTGTTGAATTTGCTGTGTCTATGTCTAAAATCTGATCTCTAACTGGAACTATATCATATGACGCTGGTTCTACAGTCACTTCAATAACAGTTGATGAAGCGCCTCGTATATTTTCAACTGACGCAACTGTTAAAGAGTTAATTGTAATTTGACCAGTTGCATAATTCACAGTTCCTTGAGTATTATTTACATATGTTCTTACTGAACCTACAAAATAATATCTTCTAATATTTCCATTTCCATCATCATCAAGGAAATAAATTTTTTCATCATTTGGTACTTTGAAACCAGAGGTACTAATTACACCACCTGTACCAGATTTGTGTCCAGCGTGTGGATTGTAAATACCATTTCTAAAATAAATGTCATATCTTGTTGATGAACTTAAAGTTGGTGTAAATGTTTTTCTAATTAATAAACTTGTTACGTTTGATAAGACACTTGTATCTGTGTCATCAATTAAACCTGTAACTTTTGAATGTCTAAACACACCATCAAATTTTTGAAGTGTATTTGTATTATAATTTGAAATCGCTGTAGTAATTTCTGATTTTAATGTTTCAGCAGTTTTTGTTGTTGCTCTTTCATCATACTTCACATTTGAAGTTAAGATAATAGAAGTTGTTTCAGGATCAACAATCTCTGGCCTTACAGAAGCAACATTGTATTGTTGTAATTGTGTTACAATACTTTGTTTTGTTGTATCTGTTAAAGTAGAACCTGACGCTGCTTTAATCGCAATCTTTACTACACCATAAACTGGCGTTTCATCATCTTCGCCTCCCCACGCTGAAACTGATTGTGCGTTTGGATATAATTCTTGTACAAGTGTTTCATAATCACTTGTTGTAACTGCTCTGTCTTGTCTTGCGTATTGTAATGGTGCGTTGTATCGTATTGACTCTTTTGATTGAGCCTCTGCGCCACCTTGAGCACTTGAAACTGTTGTTATAGTAACATTTGTAAAACCGCCAACACTTCCTGATAATGTAAATGTAGAAGCGCCATTTGCTTCAGCTTTGTTCGTAACAATATATTCTAATATAACAATGTTACCATCTGATAAAGATTGACCAACTATACCATCTCCAAAATAAACTTCAAACTTACCGTCTTCACCTTCTTGTAAGAAATAAACTTTTGATGTATCATCTAAAGAAGTGAAACCGGATGCTTTTGTCCAGGTCGCTACTGTTGTATCGGAAACTGAATTTTGTACTTGAACTCTTAATGTTGATGTGTCAGCATTTACACTTGGAATAATAAATCTCTGATCTGGATCAGAACTATCTACTGTATATTTAAATGTAACTAAAGTACCTTCGTAAACTGGTATGCTTGAAAATCTGTAAACACCTGAACTTGGTGTAATTGTGTGAGCAGCATTTGTAACAAACTGATAAGATGTTCCATCTACTGAAGTTGTAAAAGTTGTACCTTTCGCC